ATAGGTATTGATTTTGATATTATAACGATGCCAGACCAAAATGGTAATCAAGTTATTCTTCGTTGTATCGATAGACTGAAAAAATACTTTGATATTAAGAACTGGCAAATAAATCAACCTATTGTGATTAGTAATATCTACACTGAACTTGATAAAGTTGAAGGTGTACAAACTGTTGTATCTGTTAAATTCAAGAATCTATATGATACAACACTTGGCTATTCAAAACACGTCTATAACATAGAACAGGCAACAAAGGATGGTATTATATTCCCATCCCTTGACCCATCAATTTTTGAAATCAAATATCCTGATAATGACATTATCGGTAGAGTGAGGGCATTTGGATGATATACACCCTATATGCACAGAGAGATACAACTATTTATGAAAGAACGGAGTCGATGAACACTGGTGTTGATTCTGTTCTTGAATTAAAACACGAATTAGTCGGTACATCTTCTCGTTATAACAGTCGAATACTTTTGAAGTTTGATACATCGGAACTTCAAGGTAAAATAGATTCAGGAAAAATACCACTCAATACCGCAAAGTATTATCTATCTCTTCGTTCTGCGGAAGTACGTGAAATACCACAGGAATATAAGATATATGCTTATCCGTTAAGTTCATCTTGGACAAATGGAACTGGTAGATATTTCAATTCTCCTATAACCACAGATGGTGCATCTTGGAAATATAGAACTGCAAAATCTATTGGAACAGAATGGGACATTCCACCTACTATAAATCAATATGAATGGGATGCCCTATCACAAACTTGGGTTGATGCAAATATTCTTTTTGGTGTAAACTTATCTGCAAATGTAACATCATCCTATTTTACAACTGAGGGTGGTGGTACTTGGTGGGATTACGATAATCTTGAATGTACACAATCTTTTTCATTTGAATCATCCGATGTTTATATGGATGTTACTAACATCGTTAAAAAATGGGTAACTGGTTCTGGTCGATTCCAAAATGATGGTATGATACTGAAATTCAGTAATGATATTGAATCTTCATTACAAACACTAAATAGTTTAAAATTCTTTGGTACCGATAGTAATACGATATATGTACCACGTCTTCACGTCGTATGGGATGATTCATCATTCTCAACTGGAAGTTTAACACAAGTTAATCCAGAGAATATAATTCTGAATGTAAAATTGAAGAAATCTTATGCAGAAGACGAAAAGGCAAAGATAAGAATTCATGCCAATACTAGATACCCTCAGAAATATTACACTACACAGTCATATTATACTCAAACATATTATCTTCCATCTTCATCTTATTATGAAGTAAGGGATGCACACACTGATGAAATAATATTACCATTCAATACAACAGGTTCAAAAATAAGTTGTGACACTAATGGTAACTATTTTAATTTGTGGATGGATTCATTCCAACCTGAACGATTTTATCGTATCGTAATAAAGACGGAAACAGATGGTGGTGATAATGTACAAATCTTCGATAACAACTATTACTTCAAGGTTTCAAGATGATTACCATCGAAGAGTTTCTTTATTTGGAGAATGTGAAAGAAAGTCAATCTCGTCTTTTAATAAAAGAATACAATGGATTGACATTCACAACACCAGACCAGTTTAGAAAATTTTTTGTTGATAACAACATAAAATTAGAACTAAATCCACCCGAAACAAAAACTGACAAACAAATGTTGTTGGACAGGTTTAAAAGTTTCAAATCATCAAACGATTATGCCTTTGTAAAAAAATATATACAGGAACAAGTTACCTTAAAAAAGGAAATCGAAAGAATACAAAAAGACCCAAACGCACAAATAACTGAGATAACAAACCTTTTGAATGGTATAACAAATGAACCAGTTGACCCATTTTTTAATTTTGTTATTAGAAAAATTTTAACTGGTTCTGATACTGGAGTTTTACCATCAGAGGATTTGCAGAATATACTCTCAAATCTTATAAAAGAACAATCAAAAGAAAGTTATGACGAAGTTTCAGATGTTGAAAGAGATGAGTTTGGTAGATTAATTGATTACGAAAATCTGTATAAGAATAAAGGTAGAATTCGAGTTCCTGTATTGGATGAACGATTTATAATAAGGGATTTCAGATATATTGTAGATACCTCATTTAATAGTCTACCCGATGCAGTTTCATCGGAGGCAAATGTTCTTGCAAAAACAAATGATGCTTTAACAACTGATATTGCTGCTGGTAATGATGAGGCAACTAAAAACTTTTTAAGTAATTTGAATAACTTGATAAATGAAAATTCAAATTCAATTGCTGGTCTTAATGCTAAAATTAAGAGTTTAGAGGCAGAAATAGAATTGAAAGACCAAGTTATACAAACACGTATTGACCGTGAAATTGAACACGAACAGTATATTGATTCTATTGCAACTGATAATCTTATCAAAGATGATTCGTTGGCAGCTAAAGATGATACAATCAAAGAACTTAATACGAAGATTGATACAACAATATCTGGTCTTGAACAAAAAGTTGCAAATCAACTTCAAAATACAACTGCCGCTTTCGAAAGTCTCTCTAAGAAATTGGAAGAACAATCTGCTAAACAACTTTCCGCTTTTGAAAATGCGGTTTCTGGTTTGGCAAAGGCAGTTACACCGCCAACTCCTGCACCGTCTCCAACGGATAGTCCCGAAGAAAAACGTAGAAAAGAAAAGATTGCATCCATACAGACAAAGTGGGATAGTATAAAGTATATTGATACTAATAATGATGACGCACTCATTTCTATTCTAACTAAAGTTGGTGTATCTACAATTGGTCTTCGTCAAAAATTTGTGGATTTAAATGGAAATCTCTCATCAAGAGTAGAACAAATATACAATTGGAATACGATATACAAACAGCAATTTAAATCTAGTTTGAACGTATCAACCATTAAAACTGAAAAAGATGCGGATGATATATTGTCATTAATACCACAATTAGAAACTACAAAAGAACGTGAGTCAACTACTCGTAAGATATTGTATAATGATGGAACTACATCTAAATCTCCGTGTGATGGCGATATTTTAGATAAGTGGAGAAAAGATTGCATTCAAGCCAGAGGAACTAACGCATCTAGTGTGGCAGAAATCGCAGGATTGGTTGGTGCGAAATATGTTGAATGGGATACTGTGGATATTGAGAAAAAACTTGCGTCATCGAATTTCGATACGATTATAGAAGCACTTGGTATTGTAAATGATTTTCCTGGAAAATATTAAAAGAAAACAATGGCAAATTTTGAATATAAAAATATAGATGAAATACTTTCAACGAATGAACCTATCCGTGGTTCTCGTATTGATGTTTCAAATGGTAGAAAAATAATAGTTCCAAAATTTGAACCACTTTCATCACAAGATTTGCAATTTGGTGAAGGTGGTGAGAGTGTTGAGTTACACGCGTTTCTACCAAATGCGGCATATATTTCTTCTCTATATGATGTAAACTCTTGGAAGATAGAGTCCGATAATAGTACACCACCAAAGAAACAAATATCACTCGATGTCCACCGTGATTTGGGTGATAATGGTTTAAATGTAGTACCTGGTTCTTATAAAGTTGTTTATAATTTCTTTAGAAATATTATCGGAAGTGCAAATAGCACAACAAAATTGTTCATATCCGATATTTCTACTGATAGAACAGAACTTAAACTTTCATTGACAAACCCAGATGACTCAAATGCTTTAAGTCAATTAAGTACATTCATCCTAGAATATCTAAAACCTAAAAAATATCTTCCACCAATTATTTTGAACTTTGGTGAGAATAAAGTAGTTGATGTTATCAACGTAACTTCTGACGGTAGTACAACATATTTCTTTGTAAAGTTATATGACCAACTTCCAGCTGATTTGGATTTATACTTCGAATGTTGGGTTGGTAGTCAAATATTAAAACCATATATCGATACCGTAGTTGTAATCCCAGAAGAAGAAAAACAAAATCTACCGTACATATCTGGACCGAACTTTGAAGTAGATTATGATTATTGGATAAACTCCGAAACAGATTATAAATCTTGGAATGATATTCTATCCGCAAACGTACAAACATCTCAGGAAATATTGAATAGATATATTTCTGGAAGTGGTGCCCCTGTAAAATTGAATGTTGATTTTAGAGAATTTGAAAACTTCGTATTTTATTCTTCTGCGGAAGAACGAGTTGCAAATTTCTTCTATAAAACAGAATTGGTGGAATATTACAACAGTCAACTTGATGTACTGAACACATATACAGGTTCAGTTGCGGCCAATAAGATAAAAGTTCAAGGATTAAAAGACAAGGTAATTGCTGGTTTTGATGACTTTGAAAATTGGTTATATTATGAAACTACTGCAAGTAATCAATACACTTCACAGGCATCTGCATCTATAACACCTTATCCAAAATATGCGGTAACTGGTAGTGATTATCACATAGCAACAAAGGAAGGTAAATACAAGTTGTACTCTAGTGGTTCAAATGAATCACAAGATTGGTATGATAATCTTATCACACTTGCACAAAATTATGATTTAAAGAATTATAATGCCTTGAGCAAAGCCATACCGGAATATTTAAGAGACGATGGTGAGAATGAGCAATTTGTTACATTCGTAAATATGGTTGCCCAACATTTTGATATTCTCTATCTTTATACTGACCATATTCTCAAAAAGAATTTGAGAGAAGAACATCCAAAAGATGGTTTGTCACAAGACCTCATTTATGAAGCAACGAGAAATCTTGGTTGGACATTATCTCACGGAACACAGGCAAAAGACCTTTGGGAATATGCTCTTGGTGTGAGTGGTAGTGGTGACCCAATTTGGACTGGTAAAACTACAACAAACAAATATCTTGCTAAAACGGAAGAAGAAAGAACTAAGGAAGTATGGAGACGTATTTATAACAATCTTCCTTACATATACAAGACAAAAGGTACTGCTCGTGGTGTAAAGGCACTTCTTGCTGCATATGGTATTCCACAAACATTACTTACTATTCGAGAGTTTGGTGGACCGGACAACGCAGATTTAGGATTGACACCAAGAGCGGAATGGGAAAAACACACCTACTACTTAAACTTCTCAGGTAGTTATCCATTACCAACACGTCAACATTACATCAGAACGCCATGGGAAAGAGTAAATAATGCAGCTGGTAACTGGCAATATCCAGATACAGTAACTTTCCGTTGGAAGATGGAACCGAATGATTTGTATCCGTATAATGTTGACCCAGTTCAAACACTACTTCAAAAAAATTCTGGAAATAGAGTTGATTGGTTTGTAACGATGAATAAAAATGGAACCGATGTTGAGAAAGGTTCTATTAATTTCTACATCGGTGATGGTACAACATATGCATCGGCATCTATTACAGATGAATACTTGTATGATGATGTTCCATTGAACTTGATGATTCGTAGAAGTTTGTCAAACGATTCAACGTCATCTGCACAAACATACGATTTCTTTGTAAAGACAAATAAATACGGAAAAATTGCAGTAGAACGTTCTGCTAGTATTGTAATTAATGGTTCAACCAGTGGTAGTTACAACAGAGCATGGTCATCAGATGGTCAACTCTTTATTGGTTCAGGTTCAAATCCACAAACGAATAAGATTCTTTCTGGTTCTGTTTTTGAATTGAGATATTGGACTAATCAGCTTGAAGAAGATTCATTTAATAATCACGTTCTTGCTGCTCGTTCATATAATGGTAATACTGAAACATCATCGTTCTATGATTTACAAGCTCAATTTAAGTTCTGGCAAAAATTTGACGTTGGTACAACATCAAGTTTAATCAGTTCTCATCCAGACCAATCAAAATCAACTTTCTTTAGTTCTTCAAAATCTGCTTATTTCTACGGATTTAATTCGGGTGCCTTTGAGTCAATCGTAGAAACATATAATATGGAAGTTGCTACGGTTGGTAATAACACACCATTTGCAGAAAAGGTAAGATTGGATTCTGGTTCACTTCGTGGAACACTAAGTCCTATTGAGTCGGTTGAGGTTTCTGCATTTGATAACTTCTCGATTGATTCAAATAAACTTATGATTGCTTTTTCACCTCAAAGTGTTATTAACGAAGACATATATGAGGCGATTGGTAATATTTCAATCGATGATTATTTTGGTGAATATTCAAATATAAATGCCGATGAATATCCAAGATTAAAGTGGTTTGCTCGTGAATATTGGCAAAAGTATCCAAATAAAAATGATTTCACTGCTTACATAAATCTGATTTCAATATTTGATTTTAGTGTCTTTGACCAAATTCGTCAAACATTACCTGCTCGTGTAAATGAAATACTTGGTCTTGTTATAGAGCCAAATATCCTGGAACGTTCAAAGGTTAGAGTTGTTAAGAATTTCAGTGGAGATTCACCTGAAAAAACTGTGTTTGATACCACAGAATTATCTTCTTCATTAGTTCCAAGTGCTAACATACAATCTTACAAATCTGTTTTAAAGATTGGTTTTGAAGATGAAAGTGAGTATGATGATTTTGAGGGTGACATAAATATCGAAACTGAGGTAACAGCCGATGAAGATATAAATGTTTCTGGTGATGTTAATGTGGACGTTCTTGCAATAGGTTTAAGACCACAATATGTGACATATATAACTGGTTCTAACTCTGCTAAACCAAATTTAATTTCAACCACAAAACGATATACAACACAAATATCATCAACGACTTCTTCTTTATCATCCGAATACAACAAATATGTTGGAAACATCGTAAATAAATCGTCAACTAAATTAGATAGTGAAACTAACTCTATATTAGATTATGGTGAAATTAATTCTGCATTTACGATGACGTATAAAAGAACAAACGTTCAAAAAAGTACAATTGTTTCTGGTGATTTAGGATATGGAGTTGGTTGGTTAACCTCTAGTAATGAAACTGGTAAGTCAACTGCTTTATTTTCTCCAATAGAACAGTATGTAAACGATACTTATTATAGTGGATATAAATTCCGATATACAAGTAGTATTGATTTGGCAGAAAATAATTACAGTTCATATTCACTTGTAACATCGAGTTACTTAAATCCACATAACTTACCAACGTCAATTCGTAATCATAGATTTGAAGGAAGTAAATTATCAGGCCCAGATATAAATGTGGACACGAGAAATACACCGGATGGTAAGGCAGTAGTCGAAGTATTTTTCGTCAGTCCAAATCAGATAAATACTGACCAAAATATTGATACGAATGTAAACGGAAATTTATCAGCAATATGATATTTATAGGTATAACAATATAAAACATAGGAGTAAAGAACATGGGTTATTTAGATAACACCTCAATTACAGTAGACGCTATCCTTACAAAGAAAGGAAGAGAACTTCTTGCAAAGGGTAGAAATCAGTTTCAAATCACACAATTTGCTTTAGCAGATGACGAAGTAGATTACGATTTGTGGAATCCTGCACACCCACTTGGTTCCGACTACTACGGTGTTGTGATTGAAAGTATGCCAGTAACAGAGGCAGTCCCAGATGAAACACAATCAATGAAGTATAAGTTGATTACACTTCCAAAGGGAACAACTGCAATTCCTGTTGTAACGGCAAACGTAGCATCAATATCTATTAGCACAGAATCAACAACGCCTGATAGAGGATTTGTTGTTACACCATTTACAACACAAGCTGGTAATACAACATCAACTTTCAATGCTGGTGCTAATGGTTATACATTTACACTTTTGGATTCAACATATGTTACATTTGCTAATGGCGGTGGAACATCATCTACAAGTGAATCTGCAAATTCTATTTCTGTAACTGGAAACTCTATTACTCTTATCGGTAAAAACAATAACAACCTCGGAGATAAGACAACTAAACTTATCATCACCGGAAATGAAACAGGTGGTCGTGTTGTTATTCCAGTTACAATCACAAAGAAAGCTTAATTATAAAATTTAAACGGGAATAGAAAATGGCTAATGTTTTTAATCCAATAGCTCGTCCAACCGATGCACAAGGTAGACCTGAACCAACACAAAAGTTGGTTTATACTCGTGGTCTTTGGGCAGACGGAACGGGCGAACTTTTAACGTTCTATACGAGTTCTACTCAAAACGCCGCTTCAAAGCAATATTACTATGAAGTTTGGGGTTCATCATCTCTCGATTGTGCAGATGCTCAAATGTTCTCCGTTGCATACGGACACATAAGTGGTTCAGGTTCTGTATCACAAGGTGGTGATGCAGGTGATACCGCAACACGAGCAATCTACTCACAATACAGATTAATGTGTCTTGACCCAAATACAAAGACATTTACTCTTGCAAATGGTGAGACTGTAAACGACTTCTATGTTGTGAACTTCAATAGAACTCGTGTTGGAGATAAACTTGACCCAGGTAATTTTGAATTGAATGTTGCAGCATTAAATGGTGGTGCATATGGAAACAATTTCTTTACTGGTAGCAACGTTGCCATTTCCTCATCAAACAAAGTAATAACACTCATTGACGACTCAGGTGACGCAACTGATTCTCTTGGATATGGTGGAATACCATCACCTGTCAGAAATCTTGTTAGTGGCAGCTTGACAAATGGTATTTATAACCCATCGTCTCCACATTACTACGGTTTGGTTTATGCAGATGTAGGAACTATCCTTATTTCAGCAACAAAACTAAATCAATCATCTTCTTTCAACACTGTTACTGGTAGTAATATTGCTGGTGATAATGCGATGAAATTATTCAAATCTATAAGTGGTTCTGCACTTATTAATTCGTCTGGTTTTACTGCTCGTGCTGTTGATATAAAAGAACAAGATTTCTACTTCGTTAGAGTTTCAAATAAAGATTCAAATTATTCAAACAATCCAACATATGTGACTGGTAGTTCTTTAGTAGAGGATTCTGGTAAACTTGCAAACGATAAGTTCCAGTTTGAACCGATAACATACATAACTTCGATTGGTTTGTATAATCAAGAAAACGAATTGGTTGCTATTGCAAAATTAAGCCAACCTATTCAGAAATCGTTCAATAGTGAGTTATCAATTACTGTAAAACTTGAGTATTAAGATTTATGGCACAGACACCAACATTTAAGATATTTGTAGATGGCACGGACGTTGCTCCAAACCAAAAAGAAGTTGTTACCGCACCTCTGTGGTCAAAAAATCAATCTTCTTTGACGGCGATGTTCACAAGTTCTGCTCAGTCAACAAATCAAAAAAGATATTACTACGAAGTTTACAATAGTCAATCGAACATACAAGGTGCTGAATCTCAATTCAGTGTTGCGTATGGTGATTCGGTTGCTAGTGGTTCTTCGACTGGTTCAACAGGACAAAACTTATACGATTATCCAACAAAAGCAGTCTATGCCCAATATCGTCAATTATTATTACCGGCAGGTCAAAACTTATTTACATTTGAGAATGGTGAAACATCCGAATATGTTTATATCATTAATGTAAACCGTGCTCGTTTTAAAGATAGAATGGACACGAAAAACTGGCAATTGACTCTCGCAAAATTAAATGTCTCTGGAAATGCCCTTGTACCAACTGGTTCTTCTGCTATAACACTTATAGATGATTCAACAACATCAACAACTGAGTTGACACAACTCGGTGGTCGTGTTTATAACGTTAGAAGTGGAAGTATTACAAATGGCATCTATACTACCGATACAACACAATGGGGACTTTTCTATCCAGACCACGGTGTAATCGTATTGAATGGTAAGGCACTTGATGCTTCTGCATCATTTGGAACTCAGAGAACAGCTGCAACTGCAAGTGGTGCAGATAACGCATTTAGAATATTCACATCTATTAGTGGTGCGGCTTCTTATACATCATCATTAGGATTTCAAGGTAGAACGAGTGAAGTAATTTCTTCAACATATTACTTTGTACGATTGTTCAATGGTGAATACAATTATAGTAATAATCCAAGTTTTTATTCTGGAAGTAATTCAAAAATAAAATACGATTCAATGATAAATGACCCACAGATTTATGTGACAACAATTGGTTTGTATGATGATAATCAAGATTTATTGGCGGTTGCTAAATTAAGTAAGCCGGTTAAGAAATCTTTTGATAGGGAAGTAGTAGTTAAAGTTAAACTCGATTATTAAGATAAAATATGGCAACTATACCAAATACCAGCGTATTAGATACAACAGACATAACAACATTAAATCTGTTGCAACAGGCACAAAATTTAGCAACGTTGAGTAATAACTCAACACTTGCATCTGCCATAGCAGCTGCAACACAAGCGGCATTGTTAACTGGTAATGTTAGTAATCTTGCCTTTTCATCAATCGGTGGTGGTGGAATACCACCTGGAACTGGTGGTGGAACACCCGTTGGCCCTACGATTACAACACCATCAACAACACAGCAAGGTGGATTTACAAATCCAACATTATCACCTGGAACGGGTGGAAGTGTTGGAACTCCTATAAACCCAGGTACTGCTGGGCCACCAACAACAATTGGTGGTGGAACAATCGGTGGAGGTATCGGTGTGGGTATCGGTGGGCCGTTCACTCCTGTACTTCCTGGAACCCCAGGTGGTGGAACAACAGACCCTTGTGCAAATCCAACCTATCGTATTGGTAAAATTAAAGAATTAAATGGGAATTTAAATAATTCATCCACACCGGATTTTAGTGGATTAGGAAAACAATGTATTCTTATAGGACAACTTATTAAATGTTGTCCTGCCGGTGAAACAATAGTTGGATGGGTAGAACTTGGACGTTCCAAATCATCGGAATTTTATAAAGATTGTCCTGATGGTGGAAAACAACCAGTGGTTGAACAATATTATGAAATGGTCAATATTGGGCCGGTTCTTCCATATCTTGTTGCAGAAAATACAGATGCGGTTGGTAATCTTAATGTAGTTGGTACGGTAACAAATGTTAATCGTTGGAGTGATACTTGTGGAATATCTAATAGTGTTCTAACATCACCGAATCAAGGTAAAATATACGAAAGCTTCTCAGAATACTCTGATGCAAAATGGATAAATGGTATAACAATTGGTAATGAATCAAGAGTAATTACACCAGTTCAAACTCGTTATGCATCGAATAGTCCAACACAACCTAATGTGGCAGTTGAACCTTTTATACGTGCTGTTAAGGCATCATGTGGTGGTTCTGGTACTTGTACAACAACAGTTACTCCGAAGAATTGTCCTGACCCAAATATTGACACAAACTATGTGAAAGAACTTTCAAGAGTTCCATTCTCGACTGAAACAATTATTTCAACAGAAACTAATTCAACACCAGACCCATCTGCACCGTGTTTTGTTGGAAATAAACAAACGTATAGAATAGAGAGTGGATATACTGTAACTAATGCAACAATTTGTAGTGACGGCACTATCGGTGCAACAAAAACTATGACAGTTACAGACTCTACACAAACTCTTGAAAGATGGATAAACACAGTAAGAAATGAAAATAGTGAAAATTGTAATTGTGTAGAAGTTGCAGTTCCAAATGATACATACACAGACCCATCCGACCCTTGTGGTTGTTATGAGTTGGTTACTGATACGATTTATATCGTATGTTCAGATGAACCAAATTATCCAAATATTGGGCCAAACTCTAAAAAGTCAACTGCAATTTATAATTTACCGGGTCAACCTGGTATTAGATTGGTATCTAAAATACAAAGAGCTGATTGTAACGAAGAGGCGATAAAGGTTTATCATCCTTTGATTCTTGGAAAAGATGTTATTAGTGGTAAAGTAAAATCGATAACAAAGGGTTTGTTTAATTTATCACAATCACTAGATTGCTATTACACAAGTTCAACTCAAAATAGTTCATCGAAATCACATTACTACGAAATAACAGATTGTGATACTTGTGGAAAGACACCTTACTTTGCAGTAGCTTATGGAAATCAATTAGGTTCTGGTTCATTGTATTCGCAGGGTGATTTGTTTGATACAACAACAAAGGCTGTATATTCACAATATAGATTGATTGCACTTGAAGCTCCTGAAAGATTCTTTAAGTTCTACACAAATGGTCAAACAAATCCTAATACAAAAGATGTATATGTTATAAACTACTATCGAAATGGATTGAGTGATAGAATTGACCCAGGTAACTTTGAAATAAATCTTGCAGAATTAAATGGTGGTTCTTACGGAAATAATTTCTTCACTGGTAGTAATGTTGCCGTAAGTTCATCAAATAAATTAATATCTCTTATAGACAACTCTATGGATAGAGATGATACATATGCTTGCTCAGAAGACCCATACACATCATATGATTTGGTAAGTGGTAGTTTGAATAATGGAATCCATAACAGTGGTACTGGTAGTGTAGCTACAAATCCAGATATAACAACATATGGTACAGTTTATCCTAATTTGGGTATAATCGTTCTTGACCCACATAAGTTAAACACACAACTTGGATTCAATACCGTAACAGGAAGCAACATTTCAGGCGATAACGCTTTCAAATTACATACGGCTATAAGTGGAGCTGCTTCACTTGGTTATCCTATGAAAGCTAGAAATGTGAAGTATAAAACAACAAACCATTATTTTGTCCGTGTAGCATCACCATTTGCAAATTACAGTAACAACCCAACATTTGTTACGGGAAGTTCTCTAACAGAAGATAACGGTAAGTTTGCACATAAATGTTTTGAGAAAGAACCACAGACATACATAACAACTATTGGTTTATACAACAATAACAAAGATTTGTTAGCAGTTGCAAAACTAAGTAAACCAGTTAAGAAAACGTCCGATAATGATGTATTGATTAAGATACGATTGAATTGGTAATATGGCCGCCGAATATGAAATCAAAGAAGTTGGATTCGTTGGTTCGTTATGGCAAGGGAACTTTGAGTTTCCGATACAAGTCGGTAGAACCATTGAAATAACTAACGTACCAAATACAATAGAAGCCGGTGGTTATTCTAAAAAAGCAATATATTTTGCTTCAAAAGAAAACCTCGATATAGACCGTATCACAAACCAATATCCAGACCCGAACAAATATTATGCAATCGGAAAATTATCGCCGTCTGATATAAGTGAATTAGAACAAGATACAAAAATATCATCCGATTTCTTAAACACTTTGGATGCCTTATTTTTGTTTGATTCAAGAGCTCCGAAGAATTCACAAAATAGTTCAGTTCCAATACAAGAAACTTGGGGTTCATTCGATACATCAAATCAAAATGATGTAAAATATATCTTACCAAGCCCACAAAGTTTACTCTATGTAAAATATGTTTTTCCGGTAACTACTGCTCAACTTGAATCATTAAAAACATATTTTGAAGGAATACAACAAACTGAAAGTATCTTCGATACTCCTGTAAAGGCAAATCCGTCTAATCTACTTATAGAACAAAGACCGCCTGTTATTTCATCGTTTCCAAAAAACATAGATTTCACCACTCTGAATGAAGATAAATTATTATCAGAAGTCGAAGTCATTAAAGTTCTTTCAGAGCAAGTTATTCATAGAATGGAACAAGACGTTGCCGATTTTGAATTAACATCTGATATTGAATCTGCAAAACGATTTATACAAATTGTTGGTGGGACAAACAATAGATTTTTTATATCTGGTCAACAAGAGTTTGATGAAAAAATTGCAGAATTGGATGTTGCTTTGGAAAATATGAAAAAATTAAATAATGAACCGATGGTTACTACGGTAATGCCTCCTGTGCAAGAAACCGTTATGATTGTATCGGATGAATCTGCAAACGCAATGATTTAGGTAATAAAATATGGAAACGAATTTACTCGTAAATCAAAAAGTTTTATTACTACTCAGGAAGTATCTTATATTCCAAAGAGATAACGGATACCCACCTTCTGATGCAATTATAATAACAACATCGCCGTATGGCGAAGTTACTTTCACATTAGATACAACAAAGATACCAGTTGTCTTTCCACCAACAGTTACACCAGAAATCGAAGCAGTTATTATTGATGAATTAGATACATTCGATGAGTTTATAGAACAAATAATAGAAGATTTGACGGAAGACGAAAATCAAACATATGTGTTTAAGAAAATATCAAAAGTATCGGATTATGCCTTACCAATTTTGAAACACAGAACAAGTGGTCTATTTAGATGTACTGGTGAAAAACTTTCTACGTTTTACACTGGTTCTTTAAGTACAAAAAATTCAAAGTATTATCTTCCTGTTTACAACAACGAATATGGTGGAGCAAACTCATTCCATCAATTTGATATTTCTTATGCACATATAAACGGTTTTGGTTCATCTTATGTTCAAGGTGAATTGGATTTATTACCATCAAAAACAATGTACAAAAAGTATTTACTTGAATGTTTTGGTGGAAACTATAACAAGTTTCCATTTAAGAATGGTAAAAACGGAGATTATTTCTATATCATACAATTCAGTAGAGATGATTACAAAGATAGTATAGACGCTGGTAATTTTGAAATATCTTTGTCACCACTTTCATCAAGTGCAAATCAGTTATATAACACCGGAAGTAACTATTATCTAAATCCGAGTTCAAGTCAGATATTCACACTCATAGATGAAAGTTATGATACAAAAGAAAATGTAATTGTGAATGAAGAAATACAAGAATATTACTATATTACATCTGGCTCTTTACGAGATGGAATTTATACAGACCCAACCGATGATGCTTGGGGAATAGTATTTCCTAAAATGGGATTGATTATTTTAGATGGTGTTGTGTTAGACCAATCTTGTTCATTCAATACGGTAACTGCATCAATGGACGGGGATAACATTAGAAAACTTTTTGTTTCTTTGAGTGGCTCTGCTGCACCAAATGCCGTTAGAACTACAAGTGGTTCTTTCTTTGGAAGAACAACGGAAAAATCTCTGATTGAAACATATTTTTGTAGAGCAAATTATGATGAGTTTAATTATTCATCTAATTATACATATACAACTGGAAGTAGTGGTGATTTGAAATACACTTATTTTAAGAAAGACCCAAATTCTTATGTAACAACAATCGGTTTGTATAATAGAAAGAAGGAATTACTTGCCGTTGGTAAATTACCAACACCTATTTTGAAAAATAGTGGTAAGGAACATATTTTCCAAGTAAAGGTTAAATTGAATTGATATGGAATATAAGCCAGAAAATAGTACGAGTTTAATTTGGAAGAAACTTAAAAAGGGTGACTATACGGTTCGCCCTTTTGAGGTCTATAAACGTTGGGAATTATCAACAGATAATTTGAGTAAAAACTACTATGAAAACTTTGGGATAAAAGTTTACAGAGCATTATATCCAGAAAATCATAAATACTTCGGTAATGTTACAAATATTTCTTCATCTTTATACCATCGTGTTTTTACAACACAAAGTGTAGACCCCAAATTATTGTGGTATTATTTAGACCATAATTTCTTTACCGAATATAAAAAAGAAAAAAACCCAACGATACTTACAGAATTTGATAGGATAACATACCTTGCAGAATCTAGTTCTGTTTTTGTATTACCACAAGGTGTATTTGGTGAAGGAATTAGAAGAGGTACATTCTCATTTGGAAATATAAGTCAAACATCTAATTTGAATTATTCTGTTGTTGATGACGGTAAGGGTAATTTAAAAGATTCATCTTTCGATGAAACAAAATTTGTTAATCAAGAATATCTTGCCCTTTATTTGGGATTTAATGAAAAGTATAGAGAATATAATCTAAGAAATAAACCAACTGATTATGTTTTGGATATGTCTCCTTACAACAATAATGTAAAGATGGTTTCTCCAAAAAATATATCATATACGAGTGGAATTCCAACAACTGATACATCTCAATCATCTGGAGTTGCTGCTTTATTGAACGGTGGTTATTTTGAAGTTGAAAATAAGGATAGTTTTAACTTTTCGAGTGGTAAACAATTTGCATTTAGTTTTTGGATAAATGTTCCAGTAAGTCAATCAAATGAAACATCAACATCTAATAGTTTGTTCAATAAAAACACAATAAAAAGTGTTGATGTTAAAGACTTGAATACGAAAGTTTCTTCTACCACAGAACAAACAATGTATTCACCTCAATATCCATTTGATATTTCAATTACAAACAGATTGAGTCCAACACCATACTCTGTTAAATTTGCTCAGAGTTCTGGAAATCAAACCGTTGAAATTACTTCAAGTGCATTATCTACTGGTTCGTGGCATCATGTAGTTTGTCAACGTAGTGCGAGTTACTATCAAATATGGGTTGATGGGACATTGAATTCATCTATCAACACGACTATCTCAAATAATACAACAAATGACAACAATTTTTACATTGGTGGTAATGGGTTAGTTCCATTTTCTGGTTTACTTGATGAAATTCGTGTTTATACAAAGGGATTAAACTCAACAGAAATATCTTATCTTGAAGATAATAGTTTTGCAAACGGATATGCGTATCAAACTGCAAGAGTCGGTAATGTCTTTTATAAGAGTGGAATTGCCGTAGTATCAGACCCAAGACCAAAGTATGCAAATGCTTTTCTTGGAAGAACTGGTTCCTATGATTACAGTGGTTTAACGAATGGATTTAGTGGTTCTTTCCGAAGCACAACAACATTTTATGAACATGAGATAACATCTAAAATTAGAAAGAGTGAATATAACTTTACTCAAAATCCAAGTGTGTATTTAGACAAAGACCCAAATGCAACTCGTGTTGAAGATTATGTTACAAGTTCATTATTCAATCCATATATAACAACGATTGGTTTGTATAATGACAACTATGACCTTGTTGCTATTGCAAAGTTATCTTCACCACTTGCGAAAAGAGATGACGTAGATATGAACATCATCATAAGGTTTGACATATAAATGAAAAGAAATGCAGTTGCGATAAAACACGGGTTTCGTTCTGGTCTTGAAGATACAATAAATGAAAATCTAAAATCCTCAAAGAAAAAGTACAGTTACGAAACCGAGAAACTTTCGTATATTAGACCGGCTACAAATCATACCTATACACCCGACTTTGTTCTACAAAAGAAAAAAGGTGGAACAATGTACTTGGAAACAAAGGGACGTTGGGTAAAAGCCGATAGAGAAAAGATGGAACTGATATTCAACCAATATCCAAACATAGATATTAGATTTGTCTTTCAGAATCCAAATGCAAAACTCTACAAGGGAAGTAAAACAACGTATGCCCAATTCTGTGAAAAACGGGGTTGGTTATGGTCAAAGAAAGAAATTCCACAAGAATGGTTGGATGATTGTTTGTAAATGTCCTAAAATAGTCGTATATTGGTTTCACTATGATAAACCACGACTTATTACATCTCTTAGAACAAGTTTTAGGTAAAGGAAAGAAGACCTCCGGCAACAACTATTCTTTCTTTTCCCCATTCGTTTCCCACTACAAGCCAAAGTTGGAGATAGATGTTTCATCTAACTCTAAAAATCAAAACTTCTGGCATTGTTGGATTTCCAACGAAAAGGGTAGAACAATACAATCCCTGTTCAAACGTCTACGAGTAGACCGTCAACACTACGAGTCCCTCAACAGAATCCTCAAAACAAAGGCACTCCACACTTATATCAACACTGATGATAAAGACGAGGAGTTGAGATTACCACCTGAGTTTATCCGTCTTACGGACTTTGGTTCTATACGAGACATCAAAATTGCAATGCAAATAAAACAAGCGGTATCTTACCTAAAATCTCGTGGTATTCTCCCAACAGATATTTTCAGATACAACATCGGTTATTGTCCAAATGGTATCTATGGTGGTAGAATTATTGTCCCATCATATGACGATAATCTAAACCTAAACTTCTTTGTTTCCCGAACTATTTTTGAAGATGTAAACGCAAAGTATAAAAATCCACCTGTAAGTAAAGACGTTGTTGGATT